GTTATAGAGGATATCTATTTTCCACTTGAAGAAGGGGATAAGCTTAAGATTCAGGATACCATTATTTTAGAGATTCAGCAGAAGCAAATAGATACTGCTTTCATGGATCATGCATCGGGTAAGTTATCTGTAACTCAGGTGCTTACAAAGATGAATAAGCTCTCCACTATGGTAAAGAGTGTGGGGTATGATACTCATGCAGATGGAGGCTTTCTGGTAGAGGATCGAAATAAGCACTATGAAGAGCAGGTCCATGGCCACGCAACTTTTCTTTATGATTTGAATAATTTAACAGCCGCCGGGGGGTTCTATTCTCCACAATTAATAATATTCATGTCAGGTCCTAAATTTTTCAAGACTGGCCTACTTATTAATTTCGGTGTAGAGTATGCTCGTTGTGGGTACAAAGTATATTATGCCGATGCGGAGAATGGGGCGAGGAGTATCCGGAATCGATCTAAGCAGTGTATCATGGGATGTACCTATCAGGAGCTTTATGAGGGAGATATTCAAGAGGAGCTTGATGAAGTTTTATATAGGTTTGGTCACATGATGGGAGGAGATCTATTTATCGATAGCTATCCTGCAGGAACTAAAAGTATAAGTGATGTCCGGTTCCGGCTGGCTGAGTTAAAAGAATTACACCAATGGGAGCCGGATATCATCATTTATGATTCCATCGATCACTTCATACCGTCAAATAATGATGATCGAAAGAGAGATACTAGGATACGTATACAACTCGTTTACCACGAGGCAATTAACCTCAATCGTGAATTAAATACCTTTGCATTTGCTCCATCTCAGGTTAATAGGGAGGCTGTAAATAAAAAGATCTTTGATATGCGTGACATCAGCGAGGACTTCGGGAAGTTTATGAATGCTCATGCTGTTTTTGGACTTTGTGCCTCCCCGGATGAGCTGGAGCAGGGTATAAGAAGAATTATTCCAGTGGCACAGCGTGAAGGAGTCGGATATAAAGGAAAGAACTATTGCATGATTCAAGTTGATGAAGAGCATATGAAAGTTTCAGAGGTCGATAAAGAAGCTTATTTGAAAAACATAACAGATGAATAAAATAAAAAGTAGAGTCATAGGACAGGTAGCAAGTTGCTACGAATGCACTAAGGAATGGGAGGATTATCTCAACGGTAGAGCAAGAAAGAGTGCTTATATTCATGCAAAAAAGACCGGGCATAAGGTATTAGTTGAAACTACAACATCAATAATATATAACGGATGATAGATCGCGACAAAGCATACACGTATTTTAATACATACCATGGGCCTATTGAGCCTTCAACTAATGGCTGGTATACCTGTGACTGTCCGGTATGTGGCCGTAAGCAGAAGTTTGCTGTAAACTTTAATTACCTAACTGGGAAGTGCTGGGTGGGTTGTTTTAGTGGTTTTCTGATAGATGTGGTGAAAATCTATCATGGGATTAGTTACTTTGAGGCTCATGAGCTTATTAACTCTATGGAGCCTACAACTTTACGTATCCCGGCTATAGTTAACAGAGCTGATAGGAATGCAAAGATTAAGCTTCCCAAAGGCTACCACTCAATACTGGAGGGAGTTGGTCCACTTGCAGTAAGAGCTCGGGAATATCTACAGGGGAGAAATTTTGATTTAAATTACTTGGATCGCATAGGTGTAGGCTATGTAAATGAGGCAGATGAGATTCCTGAGGAGAGTTACCTAGGGTATGTTATTATTCCATTCAAACGTGAAGGTTGTCTTATTTATTACATAGGGCGCACGTTTATAGATGATTATTTGAGATATAAAAATCCATCTAAAGAGCTCTGTAACATAGGGAAGAGCGAAGTACTTTTTAATGAAGAAGCACTTTGGATAGAGCCTAAAATATATATAACGGAGGGCTGGTCATGCAGTGCGACTATTGGCCGCCGCGGTATCTCTCAGCAAGGTGCGACCCCCTCCGTTATTCAGCGTAACATGATTCTCAAGAGTCCTGTAAAAGAGGTAGTTATAGTTCCAGATGCATCCTTTTATATGCAGGGTCTTCAGACTGCCAGATACTTTCTAGAGCATAAGAAAGTAAAGGTGGTAAATATGGATCAATTCGAACTTGATGGAATTGGAAAGGATGTTAATGAGGTTGGTTTAGAGAACATGCTAAGTCAGGAGGAGAAAACTCCTTATACGGATATGAAATTTCTTTACTCCCAATTAAAAGTATATGCGTGATCCTTCCATACATATTAGACGATCAGACTTCATTGATATAGTTCAAGAATATGGATTATCTATACAGATGGTAGATGATGTGTATAGAAAAGCCTCAAAATTGAACATAAGGAATCGGGTATTTGTGACAACTAAGTCCAAAGGTAAGAAGAAGGCTGATCGATCTGTAGAGTCTGATACCAATCTTTTGGAGCAATTCAATAGGATTTACCAAGGTTGTATGGTTTCTCATTCAATCAAAGCTATGAGTATAGGAAAGACTTCTCCTCAGTATTTGACATTAAAAGAGGTATGCTTTATGGCCAAGGAGTTTTCTGACCTTAATGGTATGGGCTATGAAGAAGGATTTAAAATCTATATAGAAACCGGGATTAAACTTTTGGGAAACAAGTTTGGAATTTATAGGCTTAAGGGTTACGCCTTAAAAATATTAGAGTATTATCAGGCTAAGACCTTAATTGAAAATGACCCCTTTCCGGAAAAGACAGATATAATGGTAACAGCTTATATAACTGCAGTGAAAGAATTTTTTCATAGTAGTATTGTTCTAGAGAATGATATGCAAAGATTTCATTTTATTTTTGCAAGACAAGAAGCAGATAAGGCTGGAGCGGATTACTATGATTGGGTTTATGCACAGTTTGAGAAGTGGAGTTATTTAAATAATGTTCCACATTTTTCACAGTTATATGGAGACAATGCAAAGATAATTTATGAGCTGTATATGGCTAAGAATCATAAAGATTTGAAGACTAAGGAAGAACAGGAGTACTTCACTAAAGTTAAAAATAATGAAAAAACAATCCCGCTTAAAGCCACTATCCAAGAAAAGAGCATCAGAGAAAAGAGATTACACAACCGCTTGGAAGGCTCAGGACAAACAAATAATGGAGGATGATGGTCAAATTAATTGTACTTCTTGTGGTTGTACCCTTGTTGGGCCTTCTGGTCAACCTGTTTGCGTATGGGGTCATTCTCATGGTTTATCGGTTAAGCACTTCCCGGAGTTGGAGAGTGATCCGGAGAATTTTAAGCCACGGTGCAACGACTGCCATGATGCTCTAGACTGCCCAGACTTTGAAAAAATTATAAAATTTAAGGATTTTGACCAGCTTTTAGAATATCGTCTAGATCATAATATTTTGGCATATAATCAGTGGATATCAGCATTAATAGCAATAGGTATAACAGATTATCCATATGCTGAATAAAAATAGATTTGCATATGTCGAAAATATAGCATATCTTTACATAGTTTATTAGGAGGAAGAATGAAGGTAATCATAAATAATGTTCAGAGCGTTTTATCTGTAGGTGGGACTGATTTCTTAATAGATCCAGATCTCATGCAGCGATTCAGGGAGTATCTCTCTGTTAAGGTACCGGGGAGTTACTTTGCTAATAAGTTTCTTAAGTATCATTGGGACGGTGTTAAATTCTTTATTACACCAAAAGGGAAATTTGCTACAGGATTTTTACCGGTTTTTCTTGCTTATGTAGAGGAAGAGTATCCTCAACTTGAAGTAGAGATTATTGATGAGAGGGGGTTTATACCTCAATTTCGTATGATATTTCAGTCATTAATAGGTAATAGAACCATTAATGATCAATATATCCATCAAAAGAATGTGATTGAGGCTTTTAATAATTTTATAGTGTTTAGAGGTCAGCAGATCTATTTTCCACGGGGGGTAGCCGATGCTAGTACCAATGCTGGAAAAACAAGTATCATAGCAGGTATCTATTTAAATCTGATAGATCCGGGACGTATGCTTATTGTTATCCATAGAAAAACTATCTATCGAGAACTTTTAGTATATTATCAATCTATATTTGAGGAGGTTGGGGAGATAAATGATGGGCATTACAATGTGCAGCCTAAAATTGTCTTAGCTATGATTCAAACTTTAGCTAGGCGTATTGAGGACCCTAATGTTAAGAAAGATTTAGGGGAGTTTACTGTTTTAGCTGTAGATGAGAGTCATCGAGCTGGAAGTACAATGTATACTAAGACCTTGGTTCATTGTAATTCCCCCATCAGAATTTTTGTTTCTGGGAGTGCTTTTGATTCAAAAGATGTAGTCTCTAATATGATTATTGTAGGACTCTCTGGCAGAAAACTAATCAAGGTATCAAAGAAAGAGCTTATGGATAAAGGTATTAGCTCCCCAATTAAGGTGAAAATACATCTATGTAATACTATCCTTCGAGCCCCGGTTTTAATCTATAGTGAATGTCAGGAGTTGCTTATCCATAAATCTCAGGAAAGAGCTTCTATTATGTTTGAGATTATTAAGAGTAGAATTAATATAGGCCCTATTTTAATAGCTGTTGAAGAAACTGAACATGGTAAGTATCTTATGGAAACCTTAAATACCATGCATAAGCATGAGGAAATATTTGAAAAATGTAATATAGCTCTTACTCATAGTAAAGATCCTGATATATTTGTTAAAGCGGATGCATTTCGAACCGGCGATATTGATGTACTGATTTCAACTTCTGTACTTAGGGAGGGAGTAAATCTTCCACTTATTCAAACTATTATCTATGCTCCGGGAGGACACTCTGGCGTATATTTACGTCAATGGATGGGTCGAGGTGAGAGAATAGATGAATCAAAAACTGAGACAGAGTTTCATGATTTCTATGATATCGGGCCTTTTGTAGGACCCCACTCTCTTCACAGATTAAAGATGTATCAGGCAGAGGATCTAGAAGTTAAAATGGATTTTGAGAAGAAAGATTTACGAAGGATGACAAATGTAGTTATAAACTGAGTATGAAAAAATCACATGAAAAGAAGACTGAAGTAAATTTACTGGTACCTATCGTGCCAGAGACAATTGTCCCTATTGAACAGACAGATTGCTTCGGTATTGAGTATGAAAGCCATGCATCAGAATGCTCAATATGTGCTGATAATGAGCTATGTCTCATAAAGTGGTCTGAGGATGTAAAGTCTAAAAAGCTTACATTTGAGATCATGAATGGTTCACTGATGGACTCTGTAGATTTCAAGTCAGTAGATATGACTAGGGTTGAAATGCTTGCCAAACGCTATC